GGAAAAAGTTAGTATAAATTTACACCTCCCCACCGTTTAAAATAAACGATTATAAAAATCAAAACTTATAAATCAACTTATCATTTCTATACTAAAATTATAAAAACTGTGTTACATTATTAACACTTATATAACAACTTACATATTCATATATTATCAACTTATCATTTCTATACTAAAATTATAAAAACTGTGTTACATTATTAACACTTATATAACAACTTACATATTCATATATTAACACTCATCTAACCTATAACATATTCATCAAATACAAAATTTATGTATCTATTGACTTTTATTCAAATTTATGATTTGAAATTAAAATCTTATTTCTTCTATTAAATAGTATTTATAAAATTATTTAAACTTTTTAAGAAAAACTGTTGACAAAACTTTTAAATGTTTGCTATACTATGTATGTAATCAAAACAAGGAGGTAACAAAATGGAAAATGAAACAAAAAAAATTGAGTTGAAGCATGTTTTTCGTTTTAATAATGGAAATTTATGTTTAGCGTTATTTGATAGAACAGAAAATGAAATTTCATTTTATGATGTTGACATCGATGAAATTGAAGATTTAAATCATAATTCTGTTTTACGTGTAATTTCAACTTTATTAGGATGTGATAATAATGGTTAACGTTGATAATGCACCATCTGAAAAAGGGCAAGCTTATACAGAAATGTTACAACTATTCAATAAACTGATTCAATGGAATCCAGCTTATACATTTGACAATGCAATTAACTTAGTATCAGCTTGCCAACAACTATTATTAAACTATAACAGTTCTGTTGTTCAATTCTTAAATGATGAACTAAACAATGAGGTTAAACCAGAATCTATATTATCTTATATAGCTGGTGACGATGCAATCGAACAATGGAACATGCACAAAGGATTTTATGAAACGTATAACGTTTACGTTTTTTAGAAAGGAGTGATATAATAATGAAACCTGATGACATTGTTGTTTTACGTGTCAAAGGTTATATATTCCATTACTTAGATGGGGATAATGAATACGTTGAAGAGTTTGTACCACTTCATGAGTATCATTTAACCAAAACGCAAGCAATTGAATTATTACCTGATTCATGTACACTATTATCCACTACACGCACAACGAAAACAATTCATGTTTATTACAATGATTTACTACAAATCGCAATTGCAGAAAGCAAATAATTAAAATAAGAGGAGAAATAAAAATGACAAACGTAAAGGATATTTTATCAAGACACCAAAACACATTAGCGAGATTCGAATTTGAGGAAAAAGAAAGAGAATTTATCAAACTATCAGAATTGGTAGAAAAATACGGTATGAAAAAAGAGTATATCGTTAGAGCATTATTCACAAACAAAGAATCAAAATTCGGAGAGCAAGGCGTTATTGTCACTGATGACTATAATGTAAACTTACCTAACCACTTAACAGATACAATTAAAGACATGCGTCAAGACGAGGACGTTGTTGACATTATCAACGCTGGTGATGTTCAATTCACAATTTATGAATATGAAAACAAAAAAGGTCAAAAAGGTTACTCAATCAACTTTGGTCAAGTATAATTTTAATAAAAAAATTTCATAGGGGATACTTATCCCCTATTTTTATGAGGTGTATGTTATGGAACGTAAATATAAAACGGTATTGTTTTACCTTGATGATATTGAGGGTCATTTTCCACATCAAATTGCAATGTTTGAAGAATTATATGACGCTAAAGTTGTATACTCATATTATGAATACAATCCTTTCACTAAAAAATATGCTTATATGATAGAGTACATTAAGGAGATATAAAAATGAAAATTACAACAACATTAAACACAAACAAATTAATTAATTACATTTTAACTAATAGAGAGTGTTTTATTAATAAAATAACAAAATTTACATCACTAAGTGAAAAATGTGTTGTTTTTGTTTTATACGGTAATATTTATATTGAATACTATGATAATGATAATGATAATGATACAAAAAACAAAAACGAATTATTCACTTTAGAAATAGACATTGATGTTCGTACACATAGTTTTAATTATCTTAATGTTTTTTATCGAGAACATTTAAACCCATTATATAAAAAAGAAGCTTTTACGGATTGTACTATTGATGACGTATTAGAATGTTTTGAAAAACCATTAGAAAGTTATATTACTATCATTTTCCAAAACAAAGTCATATATGCTAACGGGAAAGTGATAGACCATGAATAACCTATTGAACATAGCCATTGTATTCCTTTTAGTATTTTTAATTACACTGATTATACTTATGACACTGCATATACGTGTGTCATTTGGTGTTTTATTCACTGTATTAATTATATTCTATATTATCTTTTTAATGGTTATTTACGCTTTATATGGAGGTTGATAACATTGGTTAGACATACGTCTGCAATGGATAGATGGAAAAAAGAAAGAGAAGCTAGAAAAGAAAGAGAAGAAAAAAAATATAAAAATGATTTTAGCGGTATCAATTTTAAATTTGACGATAAAGATTTACAAGAGGCTTATATTGACGCATGGAAACATTTTTCACATTTACCACATTTACCAAAAGACAAAAATGTATCTTATGTAAACGCTGTTTCATTAGTTCGTGGTAAACAACATAAACAATTAAATCATATACTAGAAATATATAACCGTAATGATAATAATAACAAAAATTCAAAAATGCATAAATATGCATTATATAATTTACACGCCGAAAAAAATAAATCTTCACTTACAAAATATATTAAAGAAATTGATAACTTATTTTTTGAAATAGGAAAATCAGATAGACCAAAAACAACAATAGATGATATCAATGTGAGGTATAACTTTTTATATTATGCAACATTTGACGAATAACTTTAATACTGTAAATGACATAATAAACTATTATAAGGAGCAAAAATATGGTAAAACAAAATCGTCTAGACATGGTAAGAGATTATCAAAATGCAGTCAATCATGTAAGGAAAAAAATACCTGATAATTATAACCAAATTGCATTAGTAGATGAATTAATGAACCCTGATATTGATTTTTATATCTCTATATCAAACCGTTCAGACGGTAAATCATTCAATTATGTATCATTCTTTATTTATTTAGCTATGAAACTGGATATTAAGTTTACATTGATATCACGTCATTATACATTACGTGACGCATATCGTGATTTTATAGAAAAAATCATTGACGAAAACCCACTATTTAAATCAAAACGTGTCACTTTCAGAAGTGCTAGAGATTATTTAGCTATTATCTATCAAGATAAAGAAATAGGTGTGATTACAGACTTAAATAGTGCAACTGATTTGAAGTATCATTCTAACTTTTTAAAAGACTTTCCAATCATTATTTATGATGAATTTTTAGCACTTGAAGATGACTATTTAAGTGATGAGTGGGATAAGTTAAAAACGATTTATGAGTCAATCGACCGTAAACATGGCAATGTTGATTACATTGGATTTCCAAAAATATTTTTATTAGGTAATGCTGTTAACTTTTCAAGTCCTATTTTATCTAATTTAAACATATATAATTTACTTCAGAAGCATAAAATGAACACGTCAAGACTTTACAATAACATTTACTTAGAAATGCGCCGTAATGATTATGTGAACGAAAAACGTAATACACGTGCGTTTAACTCTAATGAGGATGCAATGACAACTGGGGAATTTGAATTTAATGAATATAATCTAGCAGATGAAAATTTAAGAAACCACATCAATCAAAATGGAGATTTCTTCTATATCAAGACAGATGATAAATATATCAAAGTGATGTATAATGTAACTACTTTTATGACAAATATTATCGTGGTTCCTTATACAAAACAATATGAATTTTGTACCAAAATTAGAGATATAGACAATCATGTTACCTATTTACGTGATGATATGTTTTATAAAGAAAATATGGAACGTTATTATTACAACCCTAGCAATTTACATTTTGATAACGCTTATTCCAAAAATTACGTGGTGGATAACGATAACTATTTATATTTAGACATGAATAAAATTATTAAATTTCATATTAAAAATGAAATGATTAAAAATACATCAGAATTTGAAAGAAAAGAAAAACAATTTGAAGATAACTATATAGAGAATACGAAAAAGTATCTAATGAGACAATACGAATTATAAAGGTGTGTAAGATTATGGGATTACTAGAATGCATGCAATATCATAAACATGAACGTCGAATGATTTTATATTGGGATATAGAAACATTAGCATACAATAAAGTTAATGGAAGAAAAAAACCAACCAAATATAAAAACGTAACGTATTCTGTTGCAATTGGTTGGTTTAATGGTTATGAGATTGATGTTGAGGTATTCCCAAGTTTTGAATCGTTTTATGACGCTTTTTATACTTATGTAAAACGACGTGATACGATTACAAAGTCAAAAACAGATATTATTATGATTGCACATAACTGTAATAAGTACGATAATCATTTTTTACTTAAAGATACCATGCGTTACTTTGATAATATCACACGTGAAAATATATATTTAAAATCTGCAGAAGAAAATGAACATACACTAAAAATGCAAGAAGCTACTATCTTAGCTAAAAATCAAAATGTAATTTTAGAAAAACGTGTTAAATCCTCTATTAATTTAGATTTAACAATGTTTTTAAACGGTTTTAAATTTAATATTATCGATAACTTTATGAAAACAAATACATCAATTGCAACATTAGGTAAGAAATTACTTGATGGCGGTTACTTAACAGAATCACAACTTAAAACTGATTTTAATTATACGATTTTTGATAAAGATAACGATATGACTGATAGTGAAGCGTATGATTATGCTGTGAAATGTTTTGCAAAACTCACATCTGAACAACTTACATACATTCATAATGATGTCATTATATTAGGCATGTGTCATATTCATTATAGTGATATATTCCCAAATTTTGACTATAACAAATTAACATTTTCACTTAATATTATGGAATCTTACTTGAATAATGAAATGACTCGTTTTCAGTTACTCAATCAATATCAAGATATTAAAATATCTTATACGCATTATCATTTTCATGATATGAATTTTTATGACTATATAAAATCATTTTATCGTGGTGGTTTAAATATGTATAATACCAAATATATCAATAAACTTATTGATGAACCTTGTTTTTCTATAGACATCAATTCGAGTTATCCTTACGTGATGTATCATGAGAAAATTCCAACATGGCTATACTTTTATGGGCATTACTCAAAACCAACATTAATCCCTACTTTTTTAGATGATGATAATTATTTTTCATTATATAAGATTGATAAAGAGGTATTTAACGATGAGGTATTAATTAAAATCAAATCACGCGTACTACGTCAGATGATTGTTAAATACTACAATAATGATAACGATTACGTTAATATCAACACAAACACATTAAGAATGATACAAGACATTACGGGTATTGATTGCACACATATACGTGTTAATTCGTTTGTGGTATATGAATGTGAATACTTCCACGCACGAGATATTATATTTCAAAACTATTTTATTAAAACACAAGGTAAATTAAAGAATAAAATCAATATGACAACACCTTACGACTATCACATTACAGATGAAATTAACGAACACCCCTACTCAAATGAAGAAGTTATGTTATCAAAAGTCGTTTTAAATGGTTTATATGGTATACCTGCTTTACGTTCACACTTTAATTTATTTCGTTTAGATGAAAACAATGAATTGTATAACATCATTAACGGATACAAAAACACGGAACGTAATATTTTATTCTCTACATTTGTCACATCACGTTCATTGTATAACTTATTAGTACCTTTCCAATACTTAACGGAAAGTGAAATTGACGACAATTTTATTTATTGCGATACTGATAGTTTGTATATGAAATCCGTTGTGAAACCCTTGTTAAACCCCGATCTATTTGACCCGATAGCCTTAGGTAAATGGGATATTGAAAACGAACAGATAGATAAGATGTTTGTACTGAATCATAAGAAATATGCATATGAAGTGAATGGAAAGATTAAAATTGCTTCTGCTGGTATACCGAAAAACGCCTTTGATACAAGCGTCGATTTTGAAACCTTTGTACGTGAACAATTCTTTGACGGCGCGATTATTGAAAACAATAAAAGTATCTATAATGAACAAGGTACGATTTCGATTTATCCGTCTAAAACAGAAATTGTATGTGGTAATGTATATGATGAATATTTTACTGATGAACTTAATTTAAAACGTGAATTTATATTAAATGACGCTAGAGAAAATTTTGACCATAGTCAATTTGATGATATTCTTTATATTGAAAGTGACATCGGTTCATTTTCACTTAATGATTTATTTCCATTTGAACGTTCAGTTCATAACAAATCTGATTTGCATATATTAAAACGTGTACATGATGAATTAAAAAAAGGCAACTGTTAAAATAACAGTCGCCTTTTTCTTTTGAGATAACATGAAAAATGTGTACGAAAATTGATTATGTTTTGTATTTTATTTACTAGCATGACTAGCATGTTTTTATTATACCATAGTTAATTAAGCAATACCACTGAAGAATACAATATTATCACCTGCATTTTCAGGAACACCATTAATGAGTGTATATAACACCACACGTGACGGCGCAACGTATGGTGGTACGTTATAGTTTGCGACTAAGAAAGACCCATCGTCAAAAACTGCTACTACTACACCAGTGTGACCAATACCATATATACTTGCTTGTAAGTATGGTGGTTTACTAGAAAAACCGTAACCAACTGTAGGATTGTGTGTGGTTTTAGCACCTAACTTTTTATAGACGTACCATACACGTTGACCGTTTGTGATTTGACCGTCGTCGGTAGGTTGTCTTTTTCCATGTAGTTGTGACATATATGCCCATGTTAACTCTGTACATTGACCAGCATTACCAGTTTGAGGAAATATGTTACCTGGTTTGTATAAATATTCTTTTTTGAATAAAGGTACACCAATTGCTTTTTTATATTTTTCTGGTAACTGTGCATATGTCCAGTTACCGCCAATCACACGACCACTTTTTCCATTAGGTTTGACTGATTTACCACTAATTGCTTTATGGTCTCCGCCATCATCAGTAGGGTTTGAACTACTACCCCCACTATCTACTTGCACGCTATCAATCAGTTTTTTTAATGAATCGAGTAGACCAATCGTCATTTTAATATGATATGTGTTGTTAAATGTTTTTTGTAATGTAAAATAATCATTACTAAAAAATTTGTCACTACCTATACTGTGTACATCCCATTGTAATGCGTCTTGTACTTTTTTTAATAATTCTTGCATGGCTTGTTTTGCTAAAGCGAGCAGTGAACTACCACTGTCACCACTACTACCACTGTCAGACGAATCACTAGGTGAGCCACCTTTACCGTCTAATTTACCACCCCATGCTAAAATAGTATTTGCACCATCTAAAAAAGGATTACCATAGTTTTGTACTTTATTATATGACGCTTTCAAACCTAGGGGATAATATGCTGCCCAAGTAGCCGCTGCTGTTAATGGAATATAGGCACGTCCGATTGTACCTGCTTTCATATTTTTAGCAAAATCTGCATTACCTTTTCTTTGTACGTCTTGAGGTACAAAGTGAACGATGTTACCTGCGTCATACCAAGACGGTTGTCCTGCTTGTTTGGATTGTGATACTAATTTTCTTGCAATGAATTTAGCGTCTGTTAAATAGTCACCTCGTGCAGATGTATGGTTCAACCAACCTAAACCAGCGCTATACCCTTCATTTTTTTCATATACAGCAAAAAGAGTAGGTGACACACCTATCTCTTTTACTGCTTTTAATACTTGTCTGATTTTACTTTCGTTACCACCTAGCCATACATTAAAGCGTCCATACCCTTTTACTTTAGGGACTAACTGGTCTATTGTTAAACCGAAATCATCATTAATATACGAATGCGTAAATTTATCTATCTTCTCTTGGTCGTTCATTATTATCACTCTTTTCAGAATCATTTTTAATTACTCTTAATTTATCTTTAATTTGTTCTGGCACTAACACGTCCATTTCTGCACAATTTTCTACGATAGATAAGCCCTCATTAGCGATATAATAGAAAATCGTAATCATGAGTAAGCCACCTTTTAATTGTAAAATCTGGTCAATGATGTTAGCTAAAATGATAATACAGAATATCAATAATTTTTTAGCAAAACCTTTCATTGATTTTTTAGACCATAGATTATTATTTTTAATTGCTTTAGCAAAACCAGTTACAACATCAACAATCATCAAAACAAATAAAAAATATAGTAACTTTAAATCTCCTGCATATATGAACATATGAAATGCTTCTGTGTCCGTAAATCTTAATTTTACCTCATTCATTTTTATACACCTGCTCTAAATTTATTATTTAATGGGTTCTGTAACATTGGATTACCTGAACCGTCATTATGCCAAAATCTCACACCAGATTCCAAAATTGCTTTTAATTGTTCCATTAACATAGGGTCAATGTCACGTATTGTATACGTACCTGTACATTTTAAATAGTTGCAAACAGTCATACTGTTAATTGGTTCAATAAATGAATTATAGTCATTCACTTCAAAACCAAACAACATATAATATTTTTGTAAAAATGTAATTTCTTTAGGTGACGGTACACTAATTTTCATCGTTAAACCGTTAATACTGTTTGCGATTTGGAATGCGTTTCCCATTTCTGATTCAGTCACTGACGGTGGTTGTAATGCTAAATCTTTATATTCTGCTTGTTGTTGTTTGTAGAAATTATATTCTTCATTAAACTTACCAAATAAAGCAGTCGGACTTAAATTACTTGCTACACTTACAGCGTCATAAAAGCGTGATTTAGGGTCACTACCATTTAATACATTATCTATACGACTTGTGATTAATTGACTTTCTGCATTACGCTGTCTATTGGCTTGTTGTGATTGTCCTAAAATACCATTATTGATTAATATTGGTACTTGTGCAAAACTATTAAATGTTATATTTGTATTTAAGAATGAACCTGTATCAATTAATATATCTTTATTTTTAGAAAGTATCGGTCTATCATTTTCAGCACTGTTATAATCTACTGGATAAACTCGCACTTCATTATGATAACCAATGATTGACTTTGTACGTAACTTAACACCTGTTTTTTCTGATATTTTACCAGCGTCGAGTAACATTGTATTACCATTCCAATCATAAAATTCAATAGTCATGTATTCATTACGTATCATATGTTTAAATTCATCTTTTTTAGATAACATCATCTCTTGAAGTTTTTCAAAACTTAATGATAAATCGTTTAAACTCCATTCTTTTGATTTACCACCTTGTTTTAATGTTTTTAAACCTTTAATACTTTCACTTGATTTTACATCTTCTAAATCTTTTTCATTAATAAAGTCTTTAGGTAACATTTGAACCTTTTGAAAGTTTTGTGTAATCCATGGATAAGCACTCATTTTATCCATAAAATTAATAAAGTCACCATATTCCATGACGTATAAGTTGACTGGTGATGTGATATTATCATATATCGTACCCTTAGACGTATCTAAGTTTGGCTCTTTTTTCGTACCAAATTTCTTTGATAAATCAGCACTTGACTGGAATAAAACCAAATTTTCCAAATACTGTTGCATTTGGTTATAAACATAGTTTTTATTCGATACTTTTAACACATCATCATTGTTACGTAACATCGGTAACATATAGTTATACGTGCGTTTTGATAAATGTTGTCGTTCAATATTAACGTTTGATAGTTGCTCTAATACATTACCTTGCGTGTACGTCATAATAGTATCAATCACAAAATATATTTTAACCACAACATCATTCACATATTCGATTTGATTCACAAAAGCATAATAACGTCTGTCCTCAAAATCTGATAAAAACGTCATATAGTTAATCCCTTGTGCGTCATGCCACTGCAAATCAACATTAATTTCCATTCTATCACGAATAAAATTATACGGTTGTTTTGAATAGTCTAAAGATTTAAAATGACGACCGTTTAAAAAATAATCATCACGTTCTTTATTACTATTAAAATGAATTGTATTTTGATAGTCTGTAAACGGTGTGTTATAGAAAAACTTAAAATTTGTTAATTTTCTCATTTTTACCTCCATAAAAAATAGTCGTATAAATTATTTATACGACTATTATATCATTTTTATTCAATGATTTGTGTATCTATTACAAAACGTTTATCACCGTTTGTTAATTCACTATCTTGATACGATGATGTAACAAAATGTAATTCGTTGTTAAAATTTAAATACATTCTTGTATTTATCATTTTTGTATCAATAGCACATTGTGTATAGTGATGTGTTGTTTTTAAATTAGCATTAATACTACCTAATTTAATATCTCCGTTTTTCTTAATTCCTTTTAATACTCCTCTTATTTGTATTGTACGAATATTATTAATTGTAATAATACGGTATTGCGGAGAAGGATAACCACCACTTGAATCACTTGCAGTAATACCACTTTCTAATGTTATATCTTGCCAACCTGTATCAATTACATTTGTTTTTGAATTGTTAATTTTATCTATTAATTCTGTTTTAGTTGATTCGATTTTTTTACTTGTTTCAATTGTGTTGTTTGAAACCGTTGAAGCTAAATTTTCTATACTTTGTTTATTTTGTCCGATTGTTTCTTTTGTAGCGATGATATCTTGTTTATTCGTTTCAATTGCTAATTTGTTTTTTGTATTTTCATCATCTAATAACAAAATAGCGTCATCGTGATTGTTTATTTTATTTGTATGTTCTGATTGTGTATCAGATAAATTTTTAATTTTTTTATCTTGTTGTATATTATCCTCTTTAATATGAATAATATCTGTTGCATTTTGAGATATATTGTTTTTATTTGTAGCGATATCATTTTTATTTTTATCAATTGAATTTGTGTTTGTATTAATTTTTTCTAATAATTCATCTTTAAAGGTTAACTTATAATAATCCTCATCACGTCTTATATATATGTTATCGTCTTTAGTTGTAATTAAGTCATTTGCTTCTACTAAATTGTCGTTTAACTTCTCTACTGAATCAATACCCCTTAAACTTCTTACGATTCTATCAGCCATATTTTACACCTCTTATTTGTATCTTTTCCAACTAAACTCAAAGAAAAAACCTAAAATACCCATTATGAGAACACCCCCCAGGGTAAACCAATGCTATAACTATTACCCGTTTTACCGTTCCATTGTCTCACTGGTAAATAATAACGTGTTCCTTGCCAATTATAACCAATCCACACTAGTCCATCTGATAAACAAACTTCGTCATATGGTGTATAACCATTTGGTTGGAACCAATATCCATTAGGTTCACTTAATTTAGGACTACCTACACGTGCAAATATTGGTAAAAATCCACATGTAAATGTTGCATTTTCATTTCTGTAATATGTTCCGTATTGGTTTTGTTTCCAATTTCCAAATGTATTTACTTTTGATGTTTCTAATACATTACTATTACTAGCAGAAAATTTAGGTCTAATAAAGTGTGTTACACCGTCATAATAATGTGTTCTTATTGTTGCTTTTTCCCAACCGTCAAACCCACCACCTAACCAGTTTTGCTCTAAACATGTATAATAATCTAAATTACCACTTATTACACATTGAATGTGACCATATTGAGAATTAGTATAAACAGCAACGTCACCTAATTGAGGTTTAAAGCTCGGTGTATTTTCATACACCGTTGCTAAACCTTTAAAGTCATTATTAATAGCGTCTTTGGCGTTACCCCACATACGAACTTTACCGTCTGTAATGTAATATACATAAGCAACAGCTAAGTCCATACATTGAAAACCATATGCACCATCAAAGTCAACACCAGTACCCTCATGTTTATATATCCATTCTTTTGCTTGTTGTTGTGATTTCATTTATATAACTCCTATTTTTGATGTTTTGCTACCCAATTATATTCACGATGTTTTGTTTCTGCATTAACATTACTGAAAAATTCTTTATATTCGGAAACATTAGCTTCTAGTGTTTGCCTTACTTCACCGACAGCGTTACCACTTGAAACACGTAACCATGCACCCACTTTTTTAATTTCATCTGGTGCGTCTCTAAACAATTCCATTTGATTGCCTGTAATATAATATTCACCAGGTGTCGTAACGTAAGCTATCCAGTTATTATATTGACTTGCTTCTAAATATTCTTGATATGGCGCGTCTGTTTTTATTGTTGTCCATAAACCATAATCCCATTTTAATGTAAATACGTCTAATGTCATTCCACGTATCATTTTAACCATTTTACGACCTGTTGAGAAACGTGTTAATTCTTGTACAGTACCTAATGTTTGTGTTGTAGGGTATACGTTAATGAAACAACCAGCGTCAATAATTTTTTTACTACCATTCATTGGCATATTTTTAAGTTTACTAGCTGTACCACCGTCAATATAATAGAACCCTGCTTGTGTTAAGTCATTTAAGTCGTCAATATGGTCTGGAATTGATAACGCACGTCCATCGTCTTTTGTTAATTTATAGTTTTGTGAACCTCTCGCACGTAATGCTTCAAAGTGTTCATACTCACCAAGTTGAAAGAACCCATATAAATTATTGAATCGTTTTCCACCACCGCCATTAGTCATAGCAAGTAATAACGATTTACGTTTTGTTTTTGGATTGGTATAAATACAAATACCCTCCGGCTCTTTAAAGTTATCACGTGGAAAATTAATACCGTCTTGATAAGATAATTTAAACGGATAATCATAAATCTTTTGACCAGTTGTTAATGAATATTTACCAATTTGAACGTGTGAATTAACTGAACTGTTACCACTTAACCAGTATAAATCATCACCATCAACGGCAATCCCTTGCATCCATCGATTATCATTGTTTTCTGAATTATCAATCGTCATTTCTTTTTCTACATTATCAATGTGATTTTTTACGTCAGCTCTTGAACGTACCTGTATTGTCCCGTCACCGAATCTTAAAACGATTTTGTCATTTGCTTCATCAATTAAAGGTGTAAACGTATGTTTGTTTAAAAGTGACTGTGGTGTATAATCTGTTAATCCTTTTGCTTCTTCTAAATCTAATACATAATTATCTTTATATGCAACTTGTAAAAGCTTTGCTACACCATCATGATGTAACCATATTTTCATTTCTCCGTTGGATTGACGTTCTAAACCGATTGTAGTACCATGACCACCTTGTACTATACGCATACTAGAAATTAAATCACCACTAGGTGTTAATTTATTAATCCAAAAACCTTCAGGTGTTTGTGAGTCAGATTGTGTAGAGTACATTTGATTAGTCTCTTTATCAATATTAATAGATTGGTTAACAGCATTACGAATACCACCAAATCCCATCACAAACTTTGGTTCAAGTTCATTTAATTCAAACCCATTAACAAAACGGTCAATATCTTTGATTAAGTCTTTGACTTCAGCTTTAAAGTCATTCATTTGTTTAATTTCAGAAGCTTTAAATAATGCAAATGCAGTTGTTAAACCTGTACTATATTTTATAAACTCATCATGAATGATATTATCAATCGTACCGTCATTTAACCAACCTCTAAATAAGTCTTTTGCTTGGTCTGGAAAAGCTTTCATTAAGTCGTCCCAATTTTTAAAACGTTTTTTAAGTTCATCATCATATTTCCAAATACGACGCGCTAATACTTCAATTAAACGTGATAACTTTGATAAGTAATCATAATAAGATTTTGAATTTGTATTATAATCTGCTCTATCATCATAAAACGGTGTATATCTTTCTCTTGTTTTATATATTTCGTCTATAAAAGGACGGATGTCATCAAAATATTTAAAATCATTTTCATTAAATGCCATTATTTAACCACCTTTACCATATTTGTAAAAAACATTTTTTATCAAATTCATTTAAAATTTTCTTTCTTAAATCATATGCTTTGTCAATGTTATCAATTAAATACTGCTTCGTGAATTGTGTTCCTTTTGCATTACCTTTTTGATTTTGATTACGTTTTGCATTTTGATTGCTTTCATTACTTGATTTATTAACTGTTTTACCATTATCAATCGTATTATTATCTGCAAATTGTAATGTTGTATTTTCAACATCAATGTTAACCTCGCCTTGTGGTAATGAAGCATAAGCATTTCTATTTGCAGTCATACCAGTTGAATTGTCTAATGATGTTGCATTTTGATTTGATGTTTCATCAATGTTGTTTGTTGTATCTTCGTTGTGTTCTGTATACCCTTGAGATTGTAGATATTTTTCGACTTCACTTGATGAATATACCACATTTAAATAATCCTCGTGTGTAATACATACAGTAATAACTTGCATACCAAATGCCTCAACAGTTTGTCTGTTGATTTCTCTATCTAAAAAATGAATCGTAAATGATTTTTTAAAAAGTAAATCTGATAACTCATCTTTTAATGAAAAACCTTTAAATACTTTTTCATTAACGATTGCTAAAACGTCTTTGTCAAATTTCAACATTTTTTGCATAAATTGAAACTCGTCATCATAAAAAGTTAATTTATTATCATTTACAAATTCATTGAAACCTTTTTTTATCAATTCTGATTTAATAAAATCATATAAAGTCATTGTATATCTAGCCATTTATATCACTGCTTTCATCTTTAAAAAGTGTATCTACCATTGATATTTTAGACGTTGTTTCATCATCATAATACGGTTTAATATCTAAACCATAACGTTTTGATAAAAACGTAATAGGTTCTCGACCTTTTAAATAAATGTTACTATTTGATGTTGTAAAACCACGATTACTTTTTGCTTCTTCATCAGAAACACCACTTTCTTTATCAACAGCTAAAGAGTTAATACCTAAATAGTTACTTAATTCACTAATTTTATTTTGGTATTCTCTTTTCATTTCTGTTAAAGCAGGTATTACACTATTACTTGTTAAGTCAATAATATCATCATCAGCATTGAACATAGGGGACATTTTAACAAACGGTGCACCGTTATATATTTCTGATACAAGTTGATTTATTGACTCATCATTAATTTCAGATTTAAATATCTTGCTAAATTTAGCTTGCATAATCAATGAAAAACGAGATAAAACTACTTCTGCTAATTCATCTGTATAATGCTCTATAATTTCAATATCACTATTATATTGTATAGGTTTGTTTTGCATAACAACAAAATTACCACTCATACAGTTATCATATTGTTTATGAATTTGTAAGCATTCATCTGGTATTAAATAGTCAGGTACAATAAAATAAATATCTTCTTTTGTTAATCGTTTTTGAAATTGGAAATTAAAGTTAGATGAAAAATTTGGTGCTTGATTAAAATAAGTATTATTTACATAACCAAGTATCATAATTTGTTTATTTCTAGCTTCTCCAACAACTACATTAATATTTTGCCTTAATGCAGACTCTAACTGTATAAAATCTATACCAACCGTGTCACGATTGGTATAGTTTATAAGTAGGGGTAAAAATTCCAAATAACGATTAAACATAAGACGTTTAAATCTGTTGCGATGTTCAACAACTCTTTTGTTGATTTCTTTTGATAATTCAACGTTTAAACCTCTTTTATCATTGTTCATATTTTACGCTCCTTTTTATTCTGTTGGTTCTTCCTCTGGCTTTGGTGTTACTTCTTGGTCAGTAATTAAGATTTTATTAAAGAATGGGCTAATAGCTTTGAATGAATAGTAATGTATCCAGTGTGTAACTTCGTCAAATTCTGCATTATGGAATGGTTTTTTTAACATACCTTTTGTATAGCGTTTGTATTTAATTGCATTAATGTCTAAGATAAACGCATATAAATCTGATTTTGGTTTAATTTCTTCAATATTACCAGTAAACTCTTTAAGTTTAGAAACATCATAAGTAAATACTGAACCAACTGGAATTGTGTCTCCAATTTGTGACTGATAATCCCCGTAAGCACGTAAAAAGTCAATTGTATCTTGATTTTGTAATTTAAATTCTTTCGTTACTTTAAACACGCCGCCTAAATCATCAAAGCTAATAACATGGTCTGTGAAGTCAATACCAGCGATTTGGAAAGTGTTCGCAATTTTTGTATCTAATAAATAAGATTTTAATGAATCTGTTGTTAAAATAACAATGTCTTTTAACTTAGACACAGTTGTGTATTGACCAATAGCACCACCAGAAGCACGATGTACCTCATTATATTTAGCACTATTGTTTTGTAAGTTAAGAATTGCTTCAAATACTTTACTGGCTAAATCTTCTTTTGATGTTGTTTTGCGAATGTTTGATTCTGATAATTGATTTAATGAGTAATCAACTAACATTGCACGCATTTCTTTTTCTTCTAATACATTAATATCAGAAATTTTCTTTTTATAAACACCTAAAGCGTAATTTGTTGCGTCTGCTAATGTTTGGAAATTAAAACGTGTATCATTATTATTTAATGTGAATTTTTGTTTTTTTACAATACCACTACCATATAGCTTAGTAGCCATACGTGGATAATTACGTTTTAACATTAACTCTTCATTTTTAGATAAATCCATGTTGATTGGTACAGTATCCATAATTACATATTCTTCACTATATTGACCAATAAAGTCTTGTTCTTTAGCTAACCAATTAAAACGATTACCTAAGGCAATATCGATTAATAAAGTCTCATTAATCTTAGGGAATAAATATTTATTTACAAATGTTTCAAACATTGTATTTGAATTATCCCATTTGTCTCCAAATGTCCAAGATTTTGAATAATCATGATTAAAATCTTGCAATGCAGATTTTGCAGATTTTGCAACTAAAAGGGCAGTTTCATTTTTTTTTGTAATCGCTTGTGCCATAATTTATTATTCCTCCTCTACGTCTCCGCTAAAAGACTGTTTTGAAAGTGAGTGAATTTGTACACCGTACTCATCCTCGCTTTTATTTTCATCAATTGACATATTTTCATTTAATTCTGTTCGTTTGTTTAATCTTGAATCTTCATATGATGTCCCCATCATAGAACGCATGTTGTTACCTTCATACATAATATTTTCCTCCTAATCTAAATCTAACTTATCTACTAATTCTTCATCAGAATAGTCTTTATCTTCTTTATCAGCATTTGTAACATCTGGTTGTGTTGGTTGTACTTGTTGTGGTTGTTGCATTTGTGAAGATAAAAAAGTAGTCACTTGTTGTTCTAATGAAGTAATACGTTGCTCTAATACAACAGGGTCAAATTTCGAACTATCTTCATCTGTTGTAGTAGGTTCTAATTTGTTTTCATTTTCTTCTTCGATTGTTTCTACTGTTTTATCTTCAGTTAATTCTTCAGTTGATTCTGAAGTTTCTTCTTTGTCGTCTGGTTTTACGATTTCATCAAATTCTGTCATTTAGACACCTCCAAATATTTTATAACTAATTATATCATAGAATATTTAAATAAGTAAATTAATTTTATTAAATGTTCAAATCATAATTTTGAATAAAAGTCATAGATGTATAATAAATGTAATTTATGAATATGTAATAGGTTAGATAAGTGTTAATATATGAATATGTAAGTTGTTATATAAGTGTTAATAATGTAACACAGTTTTTATAATTTTAGTATAGAAATGATAAGTTGATAATATATGAATATGTAAGTTGTTATATAAGTGTTAATAATGTAACACAGTTTTTATAATTTTAGTATAGAAATGATAAGTTGATTTATAAGTTTTGATTTTTATAATCGTTTATTTTAAACGGTGGGGAGGTGTAAATTTATACTAACTTTTTCCTA